CACCTATTCCTCCCAATATTCCACCTACAAATCCAGTAGCCCAAGCTGGAATCATACTCAATGCAGCAGCTAGAGCAACAATTGCTACAGCTAACAAGCCTATTGTTCCTGCTAATATAGCTAGACTTATTGCTCCTAAGATTAGACCAGGCACAGCGAACAAGAGAGCAAAACCTAACATCATAAAAGCTGCAGCAAGTCCAATAATTCCTCCAATTGCTCCTGCTATTTGTGGAAGGAAACCAACGATTGCAGGTATGAAAGTAGCAACAGCAGCTAGAGCAGTAATGAATGCATTAGCTAGTAATTGTACTCCAGCAGCAAACAAGAAGAATGCTCCTGCAAGAACAAATACAACAGCAGAAAGCATTAGCAATACAACAGCTCCCATCATAGCCATTGGAGCTATAGGACCAAGAACCATTACTAGAGCTACCATAACTCCCATGAGCAAAGAGATTGCAGCAACCATAGAAAAGAGTGTAGCTACGAAAGTTGGTAAATCAGTACCTAAAGCAGCAAGAGCATAGAGCAATAATGTGAATGCTCCAATTATGATTAATATAGGTACTGTCAGTACCATTAAGACTGCTGCTCCTTTAAATAATTCTGCACTAAAATCTCCCATTGCTTTGAATGCTCCAACCATTGTTGCCATTAAAATTCCAACTGAAGATGCCATACTCAATAGGAATCCAACAACTTCTGGAAGAGTTAATCCTGCAGCTCCTACAGCAGTTAAGAATAGAGTCAAAGTTCCTATTAATATGTCTACAGCAAATGACAATGCTATTAAGACTCCTACAGCTTTGTAAGCATCTGTTGATACTGAACTTAATCCTCGGATCATGAATACCAAAGCACCAACAATAGCTAGAATATTTACTGATAAAGTTCCCAAATAACCAAAGAGTTCAGCTAAAGAGAACTTAAAGGTTCCTATCGTTTTCAATATTTCATTAATAGCCAAAAGAAGTGGAGTTATTGCAAGAACTAGTGCAGCCAAAGCTGCGATATTCTTCCAAGCACTTGCTCCTGTTCCTGTCAAAGCATCTCCAGCTTCATCTGCTGGTGTTGCTACCTTCCCAAGCACTCCACCGAGTTTTCCGAGAGCCCCTGTTAAACTTGGAATAAATTTGGCAAATAGCATTACTCCAGCCAAAGAAAGTAAGATTGCTACTACTAATTCTTCATTATTTACAATAAAATCTACTATCATATCAACAACAGGTTCTAATCTCTCAAATACGTCTCCAAAAGCGTCTCCAATTGCTTCTAAAATAGGGGATATTAATTCAATTATCGGACCTAAAGCGAGGAATAAAATTATCATAGGACCAAAAGTAAAGATTAAGTTCTTAATAGTACTTCCAATACTTTTGAACATATCTCCTAAACCTTTGGTTTCTTTCTTTTCTGCTTTCTCACCTTTCGTAGCTCCGTCTCTTTCAGTTGTTAACCTTGCAATCTCTTCTTTTGTGGTTACTACTTCATTACTATATTTAGCCTGTTGAGCTTGCAATTCAGCTAATCTTTTCTTCTGATCTTCAGTCATAGTACTTTGATCTGTCCCAGTTAAGAGTTGTGTATTCATTACCTTATTAAGTTCTTTGTTAGTATCTTTAAGTTTCAACTGTGCACTAATCAAAGCAGTGTTCTTATCTTGCAAAGTTCCATTCAAAATAGCGAGTTTCTCCATCTGACTTATGTTTCCTTGTAACCAAGGAAATGCTCTTCTAAACTTATCGAAAAGACTAGAAGCATCTTTAGTTGTTGCTTTCATAGTTCCTCTAAGCATAGTCAAAGCACCAAAGAGTTTAGAAACCAAGGCTGTTAAAGTTAGAAATACTACTCCTCCGAGGATGACAAGTCCAATAATCATTTTTATAGGATCTGGCAGACCTTCAAATGCATCAGCTACTCTTTCCATTATATCAGCTACAATCTCTAAGACTGGAGAAAGAGCATCACCTATTGTTCCAGCAATATCTTCAAGAGCCCATGTGATATCTTCCATTGTAGCACCTAAGTTTATAGAACTTGAAGCCATCATGTTCCAGCCTTTCATAAAAATATCTGCAAAGGTTGTAACAACTCCAGACAAACGCAAGATATCTCTACCTAAGATTCTAGCTTCAAAACCTATCTCTCTAGCTGCTTTTGCTCCAGCTTTCGCTGCATTAGTCATTGGATTAGTATTTAGATATACTTCCAATACTGAAAGTGGGGCACTTGTGCCTGCCAATTTTTATTCCTCTTTTCTTCCTTTTTTCCTTATCTTCTTCTTGCTCTTCTAACAGCTTCAGCCTCTTCATCCTTGTACCATTTAAGTCCAGCCACAAGGAAGTTAAGCTGTTCTATCGTCATCCTCTGAACATCTTCAAAGGTGTATCCAAATTCATACATTACTAAGAAGATTGTTCTGTTGGTCCGATCCCTAATAAATTTTGCATTCTGTCTACTGAGGCTTTATCTAGACCAGAATATTTAGCAACTTCTCCACCTATTTCAAGGAGAACATCATGTGGCAATTTCTTGATATCTATTATAGTCATCTTTGGTTGCACCATACACCTGAAGACTAGCCATACGAATTGTTCCATGGCATTATCTTTAGCTGCATTCATGATATCAGAAAGTTCCCCTACAGTTGCCTTCTTGATCTTAACCTTCAAGCCACAGGTCTTCAGATTGATTTCTTTCTCTCCTTGACCTAGTGCAAGAAGCTCAGATGCAGAAGCTAAACCTTTTTCTTCAGTCATTCTTTTTACACCTCCTTACTTAGAGCATGTTTTCTTATAAGCCAAGAATGTCTGATTCCTACTACAAGTTAAAAAAAGAAAGTTAGCGTCCTTGACGGACAGCTTAATGCTTATAGTTTTCATCGTCTCTCTTTCTCCTTACTTGGAGCACGAAACATCCTTCTTGGATGGATCTCTTTTGAGACCAGTTGAAATTGCTTACTCTATGCGGATACTACTCCGACCCAGATACTCTCTGCCCTGAAGTCGTAAGACTCTTTCAATACACCATCAGTGGGTATATCCAAAGAACCTTTCTCGAACATACAGTTGTAGAGATATACCAAAGGTGAACCAACTTCTGTTGAAGCTTTAAAGCACATCCAGAACTTTGCAGGTAAACCTGGAGGAATTGTATCAATACCCAATAGCTTCAGATAATAGATATTTACCCAAGCATGAGTCATTGACCCAGTAATCTCGAAGTTTCCTGGTACTACCGAATATGCAAACCTTGAACCAATGCAATAGTATGATTCCAAACCTGCTGAGACATCAACAGACACTGACTCAGCACAAGCTATCTCTAGATCATCAATATAGAGTCTTGCATTCCAACCTTTGAATACTGTTCCCATGTTTTTCTCTCCTAACTATATTATTTCATATTTTCCTTAAAAAGGTTTCTATTTTTATTCTTAGGAATTACAGTTTCTTCCGAACACAGCTTCTCTATCTTGTTTTCTATTGGCAAAAATCTTCCAGAAATAATCTATGTCATATTGAAGATGTTTTAATTGTAAACGGTTTTCTAGAACAAGAATTGAGAAAGATGCATTTTCTACTTTTTCTTTAAATAAGAAATCTTCTCCTCTGTGTTTTGCATCATTTCCTTCTTCTTCTATTCCAGTTATGAAATCACATTTCTCCAAGACTTTTCTTTTGATCAAAGTGCATCCTAATCCTGTTCTAATTATGCCTCCGATTCCAGGATATCCTGCATGAGCTAGATATGAATGATAAACAACATCAGCATTTGCACTTAGAAGAACTTCTAGAGTCTCGGGTGGAAAATCAATATCTGAATCTATGAACAATAAATGAGAATAATTTCCAGAGAGAAAATATTGCCTGATCCTTTCTCTTGCTTTAGTTATTCTATAAATTCTATCACCTTTGAAATCCTCACCAGGAAGATCTCTTTCAACCTTAACTTCAAAGTTTCCTCTGACATTTCTAAGAGCCAAAGCTAAATGGGAAGGAATCTTCTGTTGACTTGGAATTGGAATTCCTATTAAAACTTTATCTGCCATGTCTACGCCATCTTCGAACCATAACTAGATCTTGGTAACAGAATCTGCAAACTACAATAAATTTTCCTTCCTCAGTCTTAGGTTCAAGATACCATGTTTTCTCAGCTTCATGCTGACCACAAATTTCACATTCCATCTCTTATCCCCTCTTTTTAATTTTATGGTGTGTCTACCTTTACTCTGTAATAGAAGACTCTAATGGTTATTGTTCTCCTAAATATTTCATATGCATCCATATATGGAATTGTTAGAGTAGACACTATTTCAAGATCATAGATTTGATAAGTAGTTCTCAAATATTTCTTCCCATTCATGAGAACTTGGATAATATCATCTCCAATTCTATCTCGTAAAGCAGTTCCAGCATGCTTAGGTGCTGGTAAAACTTCTACCTGGAGAGCATTTCCTTTCTGCACCCAGATGTCAATATCGTAAGAAGTACTTTGATATTCTCCTTTTCCTTCTGGACCAAGTTCTCCTATACCACCAGGATTCGTAGAATGTCCAGCTTGACTAACAGAAATTCTTGGAAAAGTAGCATCTTGTCTTGGGTAATCAACATAGATAGCTTTAGACCAATCTATACTTCCACTATAATTAGGAAGATAAGTGCGAAGGAAATCTACTAAGATTCGATTAAGTTCCTCAATCTTCAATTTTCTCACCTTTTCTTTTTAGATTTTCTTTCCAATTGCAATTTCTACATAAGACTCGATATCCTTTAGGAAAATTTCTTCTCTTTAACCAATAATAAAACTTAGACCCTCTCAAATTTTCTTTTCTTCTTTGATATGAACCATTTCCAAAGATATGATCAATGTCTAGAACCTCATAATCCAAGATTTCACAAAGAAAACATTTTGGAGGTGAACCTCCATAGTGTTCAAGAACTTCTCTTCTAATTCTAGAAGCAGAAATCTTAGAATATTTACTAGCTATTTGAATTACTGTTTTCCTATAAGAAGGATTATTCCAATATCTGTTCTTTTTCCATTTTCGTTGATATTCTCTAAGTTTTTCTTTTTTATTTAATTCTTCTATTTTCATTTCTATCCCATCACAGCAAATTTTATTTTTCTTGTTTTAGATGCTATCTCATCACCATTAATTCTAGTCCTAAATATTGTTAGGAAAGACTCTTGAGTATTTTCAAAGGCTCTAATATGGAATTTATTCAAAGTTACTGAGCTCTGTGCTCTAGCAAAAGTAATAAAGATCCAAGCTACAGAAGAATCTTCAGGCATACCAGGTGGAGGAGGAACTTCTACTTCTGGATTCCTAAGTTCAGATCTTAGAACTGGAAATTGCATTGGTTTAAATCGTGCTTTAGGTTGTACCCATCCTCGATGAAGAACTTGAGTTATGATCCAAGCTCTATCTGGATCAGTGGTTTGACCCATTCCACTAGCTCCAGGAATTCCACAAGTAACATATTCTTTTCCACTCTTTGTCTTAGCAGAAACTGATCCTATATATTGCTTCAATAATCCTTTTGGATGATATTGTTCTCTAGGATCTGGTCCTTGATAAATAGGAGCTGCAAACTTTGTAGCTGGAATAACAAAACCTCTTTGCCATGCACTAAAAGATTCTACGATTCGATCTTCGATTAGAGATGCTAAATCTTTAGAATCCCAAATATATCCTTTAACTCCACTTTTTTTGTCTGGCATTATGCTTCACCAACTATCTTTCTAAGATAAACTTCTTTCAAGAGAACACTATCTTTAGTATAATAATCTATAATATTAATAATCTCATATCTTTTGTTCTGATGATCTATAATTTGATCTTCAACTTCTAGTTTGATTCCAAAAGTCATCTGAACTAACTTCAAGATTGGAGTTACTGTACCATCATCACTATGTAAGAATGCTTTCCATGTGAATGTTCCTGAAGTGAATGGTAGAGTACTTAAATTATCTTTTATCTCTTGAGAAGTATTTGATTTAGCATATGTTTCATCTGAGAATGTCCAAACAGTACCATTCCAATAACGCCAGGTCAATCCATCATTGCCTGAGAGAATATACTTGATATTAGTTTTTGCAGGAATAGTTTCTTCAATCTTAAAATCAATAGCAGGAACAGAAAAAGTACATGCATCTATTCTAGAAATAGTTGAATTATCTGTAGGATAAGGACAACAAGGATCAATCTCACGTTTAAGTTTAGCTTCTCCATCTTCAACTGAGATCTTAGTAGAATCATAAGTATAAAGAGAAGAAATATCAAAATCCGATTTACATACTATACTAGAAATAAATTCTTTGAACCATCCTCTTGCATCTCCAATATTCAAAATTCCTGGAGGAAGATAAACTAAATCCTCCGAAGTAATAGGTTGAATTTCACAATGATCTATTTGATATTCTACGAAAGATTCAATACCCTGTTCATATTCATCAGTAATCATAGCAACTGTTTTCTTTCTTAAAGTACATTCTTGTCTGAGAATTTTCTTTAATTGCCAATTTGGAGGATATTTCAAAGCCAATTAAGTTCACCTTGATCTAACCTGGACATGTTGCACAGGTATCAGTTCTTGCACATTTCCCATCAGTACCTTCTTGTTCAGCTCCCCTTATTTCTTCTTTCATTGTAAGTCCTCTAGCATGCTTAACCATTCTTTCATAGGAAACTTTGTCCATTGCTTTTTCAAACAATAAGTGCATTATTTTCTCGAACTCTTTATTGCAGACATTCCATACATCATAGTTCTTAGTTGTAACTCGTCCTATACGAACTGTCTGAGGGACCAACATCAATTCTCTTTCTACCCACATCTTAGCAGCATAATAAGCAGCAGCTAAATCTACCAAGTCCCAATCTATTTGGTTCATGTAATAAGAATAATCTACTGTGATTGAATAACCTGCGGGAAGTGGAATTGTTAGAAGTATTCTTCCTCCAATTGGATTCAAAGAAGAAACTTCTATTTCTGTCTTAGTAGACTCATCACCTAAACTTCCCCATTGAAAGACAGTAATATCATCTTTGTTAATTACTTTATCTCCATTAATATCAGCTATAAAATCTTGAAGACAGTACCATTCTGTGTTATCAGTCTTGTATCCAACTTCTGGTTCTTCATTGATTACTCTTACAGTAAGTCTCCTAATAATTATCTTAGTAGCATCATTAATGAAAGTATTTAAAATTTCATCTGGAGCATCATCTTCTTCTATGCCCAAGATCTTTCTTACTTTGTCAGGAGTTGTGTATGCCATATTAAGCCCTCTATCTAAAAAAACGATATCTAACTTAATAAGCTTATCGGAAGAAACAGAGTCTGCCGAGAGAGAAAAAATAAAGATAAAAAGAAATTAAAAAACAAAACAAGGAATTTATACAGAAAAAAGAATACCTGACTTGCTACAAGAGCTAAGTCAAGTAGGACAGATTCAAATGAACTTCAGCATCTAAGACTACGCTATGTGAGCATTCAGTGATCCAGTGTCTACCACAATTGCTACACAAGTTGGATTAACAACCTTAGGAGCAAATTCAAAGTAGAAGTAAAGTTCTACTGCGTCTGTGCTCGGATTGTCCCATCTCTTCATATCAAGATTTCTCTTGATAACAAGATATGCAGCTCTTGTAGAGTCAACACAGAAAGCTGTACCATCCTCTATCTGGGTAGTGCACAACAGTTTCATAGCCCCAATTTTGCCAACTTCACCAGTCAACAGAGGTTCGGTAGATCCATATCTGGATGCATCGACAAATCTGTTGTCCTTGATCAAGTCAGACATTTGCTGTGGGTTTAATACCATGAAGTTGGGTGACCACTTTGAGGACCTAATTGCAGTAGCCATTTTCACAATGTCTTCATAAGCCAATTGTGAAATGGTTGTTGCTTGATAGGTCTGAGTTCTGATTGTTTTGTTTATGTACCAATAAACTGTTACAACAGTATCAGTACCAGCTCCACCAGTAAAGGAGTACTTACCAGCCCAAGAATCTATACTAGCGACTGCTCGTGCAACGCCTTCTTCAACTACACTCACAATCTTATAGATGGGGTTATGGTCTAAGGTAACTACCTGACCAACAGCTTCATGTGTCTCAGCAGCATGCTCAATTATACCCAGAAACTCCTTGATTATCTCAAGGTCTTCAAGGTCAGCTAGAGCTTCTCCTGCCTCCATGATGTGATCCTTTATCAAGTCAAACTCTGAAGCATCTAATGCTTCTTGGGTCAACATTGCATTGGACGCAATCTTGAAGGGTTGAATATTGATCGTAGCATATGTAGGGTTAGTTGCTGTGCCAGCATTTAAGGTTGATCCTTCGCTGACTTTTGCAGCAGTCATTACGCCTCTCATTGGTATATTGATAGATCTGCCTTGTTTTCCTACAAGATCAGTATTTATCTTTACCAAGACACGACCAAATCTTCGAGCTCTTGCAGCTTCCTCTACTGCCATGATTATGATCTTTGGCAGTATATCACTAATGTCTCCAGTTGTCATAGTGCCTAGTTCTTCTAGACTTTTCATTTTTTATCTCCTCAATTTTAGTTTGAGTTCAATATAATAAAAAGGGGTTTTTCCTTATAAAGCTTTGGATGTTTCACTCAGAATCTGATTGATAGCTTCCGATTCTTTCTGTGCCTTTCTTCTTTATCAGATCTCTCTCAACAGCTATCTTAACAGCTTCCCCAATACTTATCTTAGGGAGATCTTCTGGACTAATTGAACTATTTCGACTCTTGGGTTTAGGGTTTGTCTCGGGAATTGCAGTTAACTGCTCGGGATTTTTACCCATCCTCAAAACATTTTCAGAAAGGGTAGAATACCTTTCTTTCCATGATTTGAGTTCAGATCTTAGAGTCTCTAGTTCAATTTCCAGAGTTATCTTTTCATCTGTAAGTTGTTCTAGTTTCTTAGTTAGAACTAGAACCTTCTTTGCTGATTCAGACTCTGTGCTCACTTTTGACTCCTCTTACTCTCAATCCATTTCTCCAAGATAAGCCTTTGGGCTTCTGGACTCTCCTTTACTACTTTAAGTATATCCTCTTCAGTCATCTTTGGCTTTGGAGGTTCTACTGTAGGAGCTTCCACTTTTGGAGCCTCTTCAACTTTTGGAACTTCAATCTTTGGTTCCTCTTTTGGTACTTCCCTAACTGTTGGAACTATCACTATTGGAATCTCTATTGGCTTTGGTTCTACTTTAGGTTCAGTCTTTGGAACTTCAACTTTAGGTTCCTCTTTAGGTGCTTCCACTTTCGGTTCCTCTTTTGGAACTTCTTTTGGAGCTTCTACTTTAGGAGGCTCAACTTTGACTTCAACCTTTGGCTCTTCTTTCTTTTCTTCCGTCATATTTTCCTTTCCCTCCTTCAAATTCTTTTCTTCTTTCAACTCAGATTTCTGTTCTGGTAAAGGTGGATATTCTCCGCCTTGAGGTTTATATACACCATATTTTTCTACATGTGCTTCTCCCCAATGTTTATTGAAGTCTACTTCATTCTCAAACTTCAAGCCACAGACAGGACATACAATTGGAGTTGGTGATTCAGCAGCCTTTTCCTCTTTTCCACCACCAGATATAAATTTCTGAGCTTCAGGCTTTGTGTCGAAAACTTTGACTATCTTCCACAAACCTTCTTCTGGAACTTCAAAGACAGTATATTTCTTAGTCTTTTTATTAAAGACAATCTTTAGTTGACCCTTTAAATCATCAGATTTCTTCTCATATTTTGGGTAGTAAGGATAGTATGGATAATAGGGGTAGTATTCTTCATGTCTATAGTACTTCGGATAATATCCAGCTTGCTTCTCAGCAGGTTGGTATTTACCATACTTCTCCATGTGATCCTTAACCCAGTGTTTAATGAAGTCTTTGAAGTTAGTGAACTTAGCACCACATGCCTTACAAACTATGCTATCTTCCATTTCCTCAAAAGGAACTTCCTCTAAATCCTCATCTTCTGATTTCTTTTCTGGCTTAGGATATGGATAAGCATACTTTCCTTTCTTGTACTTTTTGTACTTGTAAGGATAATAGCCATAAGGTGAATAGGCATACTTGTAACCTTTCACTTTCTTTCCATATGTCTTCCTTAGCTCATCAAGTTCAGTCTCAGAACTTAGGAAAATCTCTTCAAGGGTTTCATTGTCTTCTACAAGAGCCATAACAACAGGATGATCTTCTGATTTCATCTCTGGTTTCTTATATTTCTTGTATTTGTAAGGATAGTAGCCATAGTACCCAGAACTATAGGGATAACCATAGTATGGGTAGTAGCCATAATAGCCATATTTGTGAGGATAGCCATAGTAATAACCAGCTAGTTTACCATTCTTTCTAAGTTCTTCTAGCTTCTCTTCAGAATCAAGTTCTAGAAGTTCTAGTTCTTCATTGTCTTCAACCCAAGCAAGGATTATTGGTCCTTCCTCTTCAGAGATTTCTAGGTTGGGAGCAGAGTTCTCTTCTTTCTCCATTTTTTGTTCACCTATTATAATTTCTTTCTTCTCTCCTTTTAAATCTTTCTCCATTTTTGATAATTTCTCACAATGGAATATAAAACAACGATCACAAGCAGGATTCTCAACTAATGAGAGTTCAGCAAACTTGAAGTCAAGACCCATCTTAATACCTTCTTGACCAATTGGAATCTTGTCCATCCAAGTTGACATAGATACAGCTTTGAACCTACCTGCATTGATATAATCAATAGCTTTTTGATCAGTCAACTTAGCTTTAAACTTCAAAGCTTTTAGAAGTTCATCCCATTTAGCTTCTATGACTTCTCCAACTTTGCGATCTCCAAACTCTTTGTCTTGACCATGTTCGATCTTCAAAGGTTTACCCATGAGTTGATCAGCAGCTTTCTTGATCTCATCACAAGAATAAACGACATTCTTCCAGATACCTTCTGCTAAAGCAACACCAGTAACTAGAAGTCCGTTACCTTCAAGAATAGTAAAGAAATCAAATGCTAGTTCTTCTTGTACACTCTCAGGTTTAACAGTTTTTTTGAGGTTCTCTATCTCAAGTTTTCTAGCCTGGAGATCTAGTTCTAATTGCTCAATCTCAGCTTCCAAGATTTCTTGAATGCCTGATTGATCTTCAATAGGATCCATAATCTTTCCTCACATATTTAAATTGTATATTTACTTTTAAGCTTTTCCTTTCTTTATCATTTCTTGAGTCCATGTATGAAGTTTGTTATCTTTGATCCATTTAGTAGCAGTCTCTATTGGAGTATCACCTTTAAACTTGACTTGGGATACTCTTGCCCAATGCAAAGTTCCTGGTTTTGGATATGCACAAACAAGAATGTCCTCCACATAGTCTGGAATGCTAAGATCAGGGAAGTAAGGTTTATAGTCAGATTCACATCTAGTGAAAGTTCTCATGTCATAGAGATGAAGCCAATAGTAATCCCATCCTTTCTTCTGTTCTTGAATGAATGGATCATAGTAATCTCCGTTAAGTGGATCTCCACTTAGACTTTGAGCTTCAGGTAACTTGGATTTGATAAAGAACCAATCTCCTTCAGGAGATCTCTTCAGAACCCAATAACCTTTGATCTTGTTTCCATAGAATTTCATTGACATGAATCCACCAGAATTCTCAATGATATCTATCTTACCATGATCTAAGACATCAACAAAAGTTTCCAAAGATCCTACCTTTCTAGGCAGCTTCTGTCCTTCAGTCATAAACCAATCTTTTGGATCTCTGCATGTTTTTAGAAGTCCTGGTATTGGGTCTCCAGTATTAGCTTCAAGAGGATTCTTCCATAGATTCCATTCTATTAGAACTTTAGGATTCTCAGTTACTTTCACTCTAATATCCCAATGTTGTTTATTATCCCAATAATGTCGATGAAGTACAAATTCCCCAGATGCCAAAGAACTTTGCTCTTTAGCTTTCCAAGAATATATATCTGCTCCTTCCTCTTCTTGGATCAGATCATATGACCCTTTCAGGATCTTACCATGAAGTTTCAAGTGATAGATCTTTCTATTCTGATCGTCAGTCTCTATTTCAACATTAGCAGGACCAAAATCAAAGTTCCTCATAGTAGCAATCAATGTCTTAGTTGGGTTATACATTTCTCCTGGTTGAATCTTCCCTTCCCATGTCATCCATTTCTTGTTCACTTTACCTTCATACATTGCTCCAATCTCATTAACTCTAGCTGGATCTCCATCTAGATACCAGGAATCTATTCCAGTAGTTTGAAGACGGAAATAGAATTCAACATGAGGTACTGCTCGGACTACAACTTGTCCCATATAAGTATTAACTTGGAGATTGAATCTAGCACCAGCCAATGGATCAACAGGTTCTCTCATCTCAAAGTTCTCACATGCTGGTTCTTCAATAGAGAGATCTTTAATACAATGCATGAGATGAATACATTCTTCACATGTGAAATCATCCAAGATCTCACCTGTCTTTCTTGCTATTACAGCACAATAAGCAGATGCTCTCTTTTCACCCCAACCTTTCTTTTCCATAATTTTATTCTTACAATCTTTGAAATTCTTATAACCAGCAAATGGAAGTCCTTCTAATTCTCTAAGACTTTCTTTTGTTGGAGTTTTACCTTCCATATATGTTTGCCATTTATCCCAGAGTTCTCCAGATCTTTGATCAGGAGGAATAGGAATAACTCCCTTTGGAGGTTTCCAGCCTTTCTTTATTCCTCGTTGTAAAGCATAAGCTGTTTGATTGCCAGGAATCATGCACTTCCACATATATTCCATTTGACCTTTAATTGGTTTCTTGGTAACAGGATCTATCTTAGGAACTTGTACTCCTCTAAAGACAACACGAGCCCATTTATCTTTTGGAAGGAAGTTCCCTACATCAGTCTTAAGGAAATACTCATGGAAATAAGACTTCTGAGCTCCTTCCCAGAATACACCATGTTCAACAATGTCAAGAACTCCAGCCTCTTCTTTAGTGCCTCCTACTTCTCCAGGTTTAACTACTCCATTTACTTTCAACCATTCTTTAGGTTGTCTAGCCAATTCTTCAAGAGACATTGAAAGCTTTTCAGTTTTGGGTTCAAGATAAACTATTCCATCTTCACATTTTATTAGATTGTACTTCCATTCATTACAAATATCAGAATAGCATTTTGTTTCTGCTCTAAGTCCTTTATTCTTCTTTGTAAAATCAAAAGCCCAATCTAATTTCTTTATCTGAGCTTCAGCTTCAGGCATAGTTGTTACATCAGGAGTTCCTGAAGGATTATCTAAGATGGTCCACCCAACAAGATGATTGTTCATTTCCATTCTAAAATCTTTGTGAACAGAAGCTCCTCTCCAATGATGTTGCATAACAAATCTTCGTTTACATCCTGAAGGAGGATATTCCATGTATTGAGATACACCAGTAGGCATTTGTAATTCTTCTTGGAATATTCCCAATTCTTCAAAGAACTTAGGATCAATCATTTCCTTAGTTATTTTCATTATTGCTCACCTATCTTTCCGCAAAGACATTCTTCATCCATCTTCTTCTCATCTTCAGAGTCAGCCTTGACATGATAATCGTAATAGTATGGCTTAATATATCTACACTTCCAATAATATGCTAATGAGCAAGCAATTGGAAACTTAAGATACATTTTCTTAGATAAATCATCCATAGTTCTAGCAAATCTAGGTTTCATAGGACATATCTTCAGATCCTCATAGAATGGACATGTTGGAAGTTGAACAACTTCTTCAGATAGAGTACTCAATGGAGCTGTTCCTGCTGCTATTAATTTCTTAACTACATCCAAACCATCAGGTTCAGTTTTATTTGGATTCCTAGCTTTTACAGTTGGGAACATCCAAGTCCAGTAGATCTTTCCTTTGTCTTCGAATTGAGCAACTCTAATTGGTCTAACTGCTAAGATATCTCCCTTCTGACATTTGACAGCAGAAGCATAGCTTCTACCAATGAGATAGTAGCATTTTCCTTTCCATTCTTTGAAGCCTTCTTCTTTGATCTTATCTTTCATTCCACAAGGAACTGAGATAACACAGTCATACATATATTGTCCTGGAATGATTTGTCCTGTCTTGGATTCTTTCTTAGGAACTACTTCCCAGACCATTACATCTATTTCTTTGACATTCTTTATCTTAGCCCAATCAGTAGTTCTTCCAGTCAACTTATAAATTGAATCTGATTGTTTAAGCATTGCTCCCTCAGAACCTCTAATTCTTCTGACTCTGGCTAAAGTTCTATCAAACTCTCTCTTGTCATGAACTTCATAACCTGGAACTGCTTTGAAATGATAGATCCCTGCTGGAATTATTTTATCAGCAGTAGCTAGTCTTTCAGTATAAGGTTTCTGAGTCATGTCTTGTCCATCATACATCATACAGTCATGGACATGAAAAACAATATCTTCATCATCAAGCTTCATCTTTGTAGAAGTTATCCAAGGAATCATTTCTTCTCTTGGTCGAGGTTCACAGAAAGCTTCTTTATCTTTAGTATCCTTGCCTTGACAATTGTACCAGACCATCTCAGTATCAATGATGAAATTATCTGCCTTGAAATGCTTAAGTAATTCCTCAATTGATTTCTTGAAGATATCTGCTCGATCTCTTTGCCTATCTTCTGTAAAGCACCAGACCTTATCTCCCTTTCTATGAATCTGGAATCTCATACCATCAAATTTCTTCTGCATCACTATTCCTTTCTCAATCCTAGATGCAGCCCAATTGTTCCACAATGGAGTTGGATCAAAGAATTCAAACTTATCAAATCCCGTTCCTGATTTCAAAGATCTAATAGGCTTTCCTAAAGCAATATCTGAAAGATATTCCCAAGGAGAATGTTTACCCCATTCGTTGGGAGGAACTCTAATATAAGCTAATCTATAAATTGGAATAGATAATCCTACTTGAGGACCATGTGGATCAAAGACCCAATGAACTCTATTAGCAACTTCAGGATCCCGTTCTCTAATTGCAGTTGCTAAAGCAGTTATCAACCTTTTATCTGGAAATGATTGCTTAACAAGAATATCTATATCATGACCTGGATAAGCAATGTCTTTGTTAACAGCACTTCCACAAACATGAATATGAGCAGGAGGTTCCATTAGAATAATTTGCTCTGGAAATGCATTTAGAATTCTAAGAACTGGAAGTTCAGGAGCATTTTCTTCTTTTTCTTTGGAAGCAAATCCTCTAGGAGTTGGATATTCTACAACATCTAAAGCAGTAGCTTCTGTCAATGGATCATTAATTTCATGTCTTATATTTCTATGAACCATTTCTGACCAGACAAAGATATGAGCATTGCTCAAGGGTTCAGTAACTTTGCTAAGTTCTCGATATATAGCATGAAGTCTTTTGTCCAAAGCAACTAGATCTTTGTCACTAAGTTTCTTACAAAAAACATCATCTATCTTTTCAAGATCCTTTCTAGTTATTAGAGAGAAATCTATCCTTAACTTAACGAATACTTTTTCTTGACTAATATCTTCAAACATTTTGTCTTCGTTTTCCATTTTTAAATTTCCCCTATGATCAAAATCTAATTCCTTGCAACACTAATTATTTTCTTGTCAGAATTGTAAGTGAAAGTAAGAGTGAATAACAAAGTTTCTCCTTGATAAGCTTTCAAAGTTTCTACCATTTTGTCAGCATTATAAGTGAGTTCATATTTAGTGATCCTATTGTAAGGAGGAGGTATCCACATGATATCAGTTGCAGCATTTCTAATAGCATCGAATGTCCCTTCTTGTCTTCCTGCACCAGCAAATGGATCATCTAAAGTATGTTCTGACATTCTCTCCGCCTACTTATATTATTCTTCTTCAATCTATTAAGCATTTCACACCATCTTACTATTTAAATAAAGAGAATCTTTCCATCTAAAGTAATAACTAGTCTTTTTCCTATTCTAAAATATGAAAGTTCTGGATCTGCTCCTCCAAATTCAAGATAAGCTTCAAAAATTCTTGATGCTAATAATGTTAGCAAGATATCTTCAGATGCAAATGGAGGAGTATGATATAGAGAAAGAAGTAATGTGAGAAGTGGATCTTCAACATCATGAGCACTTTCAAATAGAGTATACATAATCTCATCAAAATCCAATGGACTCAAAAAAAGCATATCTTCAATGTTTTCAGCTTCAAATGGTAAGTCTGGTGATATTTGTTCAACACTCCATATTCCATGACTAGGTTCTGGATGAACAAATTTTGTATAAAAAATAAGATCCCAATAGGCTACTGCTTGGGTAGTACTTGCTGTGATAAGAAAAATTCTTGGATTCCAAGTTCCTGTACCTGTAACTGGCATAATATTTCCATCTATAATGAATTGTTTAAGACCTAGTGAACTTCTTATTATAAATTCATGCCATCCAACTGTTCTATCAACATCACTATTGTAAACGATACCCTGCAATTGGTATTCATACTGAGCAATATCATTTATCAACCCAATGAAAGATACTTCGAGTTCTCCTGCATCAATACTAAAAACAGTATATTCAAATACTGGCAACATTTCATCATAGAAGTGAGCATGAACAGCAATATTATCATAGGGAAGTTGTGGATGAGATAAAAGAGAGTACATAGGTATTTTCACACATTTAGCCCCAGAATAAGCATGGTTGGTAGAAAGGGTAGGATTGGGGGTTGAAAGATTCCATCTACTTAAATCAATTTCAAAATCTTCGAAGAATATGAACGTAGCATTTCCATTAGCAATTGAACTTACTCCTATTTTGCCATAATAAATATATATTTTGCTTTCATAGACACTTAAATCTTTTGATATTTCTACCCAGAAGATAGCATAATCACTGTCAACGTTTTTTTCTATCCAATAGTCAAGTAAAGTTGTTCCAGAGTCATCTGTGAATCTTATGTCTCCAAAATTAGCAAGGCATTTGGAATTAAGATAGACATTCTCATCATTATCTACTCCTGTTCCAAAATGTACTATAATTCTTTTCTGATAGTTAGTTCCAGATCCAGAAGCAGGACTGATATAATGATACTTTCGGAAACTCCAATCTGAATACCAACCCATGTTCTGCTCTCCTGATTTAGAGAAAGATTGTTAGCTAACAAGAATTAAGTTCTTCTTACCCAGTAAGTGATTATCTCGTCAACACCTTTTGCAGACGGAACCACAGTAGCATTGAAGTTAGAACTTTTGTTGCACAACATTATTGTATGTGGTGGTGTCAATACAGGATAAAGGCATCTATAGTAATAAATGTCTGTTCCAATAGTTAGAGTACATTCATCATTATAGACTTCAACACCCTGGGATTTACTACAAAGAACATATGGTATACCAGTGACTGGATCCTCAAATGAACCTATGATTGCTGCTGAATTGATTACATCTGCTACCAAAGTACCACCTCTAAAAAGATAAAGTTTTGTTAACCGAGCTTTGCTATCAAAACCCCATACTCCAAATCCACCACTCTGCAATCCTTTATAATATTTTAGAGCATCTGTGGCATATATTATCCTTGCATTGCAACGATAAGCTCCACCTAAAGGCATCATATCTAATCCAACTAAACGATTTACTCCATCAAAACCCTTGGTTACACAGAAGAAAATTGGAAAAGCAGTAGAACCTACAATTGAGGAATCTGGTTTTACATTTCCTATAATACAGTTTTCATCAATCCAACCTTCAAAAGTGAACTCTCTAGTAGTATCATCTTCAGCTTTAGCAACCCAATAAATAGGATTTCCATTTCCTGTCCAACCTAAACCTATTCCTGTGTGAGTTGCAAGATCATAAGATTCTCTGACAGAAGGTTCAAAGATAGTATATCTGTAAGTAGTAGCACTCAATTCAGTATAAGCTCTAGCAATAGCAAGATAGACTATACTTGCTAAACAAACATTGTCAGAATCTGCTGGCTTGATCCAGTTGAATCCAAATTCACATCTAACCCAACCATTGTCTATAGCTTTTTGTGTAAGAGTCGCTTCAAAGAGTGTTCCAGAACATGTGAAAGTTACAAATGTCATTTTCTTATTACCTCTTTTTCTTTCTTTTCTTTATTATTATAAAAATTTAAAAACGATCATATATTTTCACCTAAACAGAATCTGTTACATCCAAGATATCATTTCCTGATACCCAACACTTGAGAGCTTTTAGTTGTTTTACTTCTTTCAGTAAAATATTAATTCTTTCTTCAGAAGAAGGAGTCAATCTCCATTGTCCCTGTATTTTTCCATTTTGAAGAAGCATTCTCCCTTTCACTACATGTAACTTAAAATCTAGCTCTTCTATTTCTATCCAAGCAGGAATCACTTGATCACCTGGATTTTGAAGTTCTTCCATTGTTAATTTTAGAGAACATTTATCTGACAAATTATCTATTTGAATTTCTAATTTTTTAGATAAAGTTTCTTCATAACTAATTATGGATACAAGTTCTTCAGAAAACTCTTCTTCTTTTATCTCAATCTCTTCAGAACTTAGAGAATCTGATTCTTTTAGAGGTGTAAAATTCCATCCCATTTTCTTGAAAGCTTCAGTAATATTATCATGAAGTCCTTTAACAATTTTCTTTTGTTCTGTTAAGTTATAATCTTTGAATTGTGGACTCATCATTCTCTTTCCTGTTTGAAGAAGATGCCACCAAGCATGAACAATCCTATGATCATCCAAGACAACTTTCCTTCCTCTTGGTGTTTTTATAAGTTCCAATGCATCATAAGTCTTCCAATCTTTAATCAAGAACTCTTGAATTCTGTCCAAGAAATCTAAATAAGGATGAATCATATTTCTATCTAAGAATTCTTTGGTTACCAAATCATGGAGATCTATATCTCTTACCAAGTGAGAATGAGCATGAAGCCTCAGAATTGCTCCCATAGGAAGTTCCCTCATTTTCTCAAACTTGATACTCTTAGCATCTATCCAATTCTGAGTTCCTTTCGGAAGTGTAACTGGAGTAGGAGGCTTGAAACGTGATGTAACTTTAACAGGATAGAAATATAATGGACCTTTGCACCAATTTTGATATACTTTACACCATTTCTTTCTTGTCTTCTCATCTATCCTATGTTTTCCTTCAAGTTTCCCAAACTCTTCGATAGATATTTCTATTGGCTCTCCTATTCTTATAGTACCATAACATAATCCATGACCAAGTAAGTAAACTTCATTATCTGGATTAACATTATACTTCTTTGATTTAACAAAAGCTGTTTTGTAACCTTCAGCAATCCAATGAGCATGAGGTTCAATCAAATACAAACCAGTCCGTGGAGTAGTCTCTACTTTCTTAATAAAGATCTTTGGAATAATTGGTTCAATATCTGTTACTTTTGTGACTGCATTATTTGTTAATTCAGACATTTAATTTTCACTTTCAAGATATATATGATTTTCCATTTCCTTTTACTTTTTCTTCTTTAGATTTCTTTTTCTCAACCCTTTCTGCATTCTTTCTTTCTTTCAATACATTAGTCCATTTAATATCAAACTCAAGGAATTCTATTGCCATTCTCTTTATATCTTCAGTAACTTCTATAAGTTCTTTCTCATCAAAGAGCTTCATTATAGATGGATGTTGTAACCATGCACTCCAACCAAGAGTAGATGCATTAATAGCCGTGATTGCTTCTTCTATCACAGATATCAATTCTAGACGATCTCCACTCTTCTTTTCTTTTAGATGCTTGATTATTATTTCTGTCTTCTCAATATATTCATCAATTGGTGATTGTTCAGACATTATTCCACCTACTAAATAAAGTTGTTCTCTCCTTAAAAAACTTTAGGTTATACAAGAAGTACTTTGAGATAATCATCCAAAGTTCTCCCAGGAATTACTTTGATCTTAAAATCTGTTGGATCTATAGAATGCAAATAATTCTTCTCAGGAATTATTACTTCTTTGAAACCCCATTTTTCTGCAGCTTTGATCTTTTCATATAATCCACCTACAGCAGTGATTTCAATTTCATCATCAGAAGAAATATTTATTTCTCCAGTTACTGCAACATCTTGTCGTATTTGTTTATTCTCCAATAATGAACACAAAGCTAGAGTCATTGTAACACCAGCAGAAGGACCATCAACTGAATAAGTCTGAGAATAATCTATATGAGTATTGAAATCAGAAGATATGTCAACTCCATATTTCTTAAGAATTACTGACCTTACTTTAGCTATTGATCCAGGCATATAAAGAGCATCTTTACTAATTCCAGTAACATGAAAGCTTCCTTTGTTTTTGCCTTTAGTTTTCACCATTTGAGCTTTCAATCTCATAACTGAGCCTATCATTTCTCCAGAATAACGATCTTCAGATACAGCCAAGCCATAGATGATTCCTGGTTTCTTTCCCTTTGGTTCTATAATTAGAAACTTATTTTCTTCCTCAATCATATGTTCCAAGAGTTGTCTCTGAATAGTCTTGCAATGCTCATTTATAGCACATTTAACGTGATCAGCACTTACTTCCTCTTTTCCTTCATTCATTGCTAGAACTGAAGCTGTCTTGATAATGGAAATTAATGGTCTGAACTTACAAATTAAAGAATCTCTTTTATCTGATCTTCTTCTTGCTTCATCAATTACTTCAATGCAAGCTTCTCTTGTAAAAGGTAATAGATTGAATCTCTTAATTTCCTGTGATATAAATTGAATATACTTTCTTCTATTTTCTATGGTATTAGGCATGTCATTATTCATTCTAACAACTTTGCCATATCCATAGATACGATCCATCAGTGCTGGATGTATTTTACCAATACTATCAAAATTTCCAGCTCCAACCAAGAAAGTAACACATGGTACTGATTCTGTAGATATTGACATAGCAGCAGTATCTCCACCATGAAATTGACTTCTCAAAGTTATTGGAAGTTGACCTTCTTCTAGAACTGTTAAAAGAGTTATTGCTTCTTCTACATGAAGATTCTTCAATTCATCAATATAAAGAATTCCAAGATTTGCTCTATGCACATCTCCTGCAGAAACTCTTTGATGTTCTGGAGTTCCTAAACCACCTGTTTGATATGGATCCCAAGCTATTGATCCAAACAATTGTGAAGAACCATGTCCAGTAGCATCTATAAACTGAGCTATTCCTTGGGAATTATTAATTAGCAACTTGGGAGCATCTGAACGTGTTGCTCCACCAATTCCTCGAACATTATTGTTTCCTCCTATAGTTCCCCACATCTTACTGAAGAAATACAACATAAATGTGGATAATGCCAAACCACCGCCAGCTACAAGTAATTGAGATACACTAGCCATCGCAGCATAAAATGGGATTCCTATTAGCATTAATTGAATAACCACAAAAAAAGCAATGCCTAATAATAATAATCCTAGTCCGCCTATAAATCCCATAAAAATTCTAAATCCCCATCTTTGAAGCCATGATTTTTTCTGGATTTTATGAGTTGCAGTATAAATAATTTCTTTTCCTTTTCCTGCTGGATGAATACTAATTCTAGGTTCTGATGGAAGAACATTGTTTTTCCAACAAACTACATCATTCAATTTAATATTATGTTCTTGATAAAGAGAACTTAATTTTTCTGCTAAAGCTCTTCCTATCAAAGATTTACCAGTTCCAGGATCTCCTAGCAATAGAAGATATGGTCCTGGAGAAAGTTTCTTCTTGATAGCAGGCTTGGATGCTTCAGGAGTTTCCCAGTCTTTCCACCAATTTTCAGATTGAAGAAATTTGAGTTTATGAATCCATTCATCCAAACAAAGATAACATTCCTTCATTGCTTGATCTTGACCAATAACCCAATCTAAAAGCTTATCTGAGACAGGGAAATCTTTAGTAGAATGAAAATTTTCCCAATCCCATTCTATACCTGGAACATTGTTCCATTTTATTTCTGTTTTGCCTTTGCCGAAGTAGTTCTTGATTCTTTCTTTGATGGACATGTTGAATCTTCCTCCTCAGTTAATTCTCCTTTTGTTTTAGGACAATTCTGGCAATATTTGAAAAGCTCATTTAAAAGAATATTCTTCTCTTTCCTAATAGGGCATTCCTTATCTTCAAAGTAGACACAATTAGTTACTTTTGTCTTGTCAGATTTTTCATCTTTAAGCAAAGGTAAATTCAATTCTCCTCGCAATTTGTTTTCCACTTCTCTGTCTACATGAAGGGCTCCTTTTTCAGATAGTAAAGATATTGTTCTCATTCTGAGCATTTGAGTCTCAGGAGAAGATTCTCCAAATTCTATTTCTGGAATAGTTTTCAATCCTTTCTGTATCCTTACTTCAGCAAGTAATTGTTCATCCAATTCAGATTTAAGTTCTTCAGCATACATCTTAGCAGCTTTCTCAAAATCTATATTTGAGAACTCTGCACCACCTTTACTCTCAGTTGATCCAGAAGGAGAAATAAATCCAACTGGATTATCCAGAGCTCTAGCAACCTCTCCTGCTAAGAAAACCCAAAGTTCAAAAACTGGAGCTAGTGGAGTTTTGCTTTCTAATCTTCCTGGTTTTACCCAAGGAGGTAAGATAAGTTCTTCAGCACTTTCCAGATCTCTTAATATTTTCTTAGCATCAGCAATAAGAGCAGCATCTACAGGATGGTCTGCATCGCCTATATTGAAATAGATAACTGGAAATCCATGCCTATAAAGAGCTTCACCATAAGCTTCTTCCAAATTCATTCTAATCCATGAAGGTTTGAAAGCAGGTTCCAATGGGGAAATTCCAAGGCATTCAGGTCCCAAAGTAAAGAAGTTCAATAAGATAACTTCATTCATTGAGAACTTTATTTCTTCATTATCTACTGTTTGAACTAATCCAACGGGATTCAAGTTTTGATCCATAAGAATTTTATTATTTGAATCTTTCTGCCAATCTACAGTTTTTGGATCAATAGTGACAAGTTGCACTATATTTCCTTTGGAGTCTTTAACTTTCTCTATTACAGCATAACCATAAATTATAATGTCAAGAATAGCTTCCCAGAGAACTTTCTTCAAATTGACAGTTTTTGCCCAAGTTTCCAAAGTTTCTACATCATCTGTGTTTGGACCACTAAAATATATTCTTGGAGATGCAATTGCTCGTCTTAGACGATTTACTCCTGCAAAGATTAATGGGTCCATTCGATAAAGAAGTTCTGTTTTTCTTTGAACTTGAGTTTCTTTCTTTAGTCTCTCTACATCTCCTTTGCTCTTTCTCCTTCTAGTGATAGCAATCAGTTTTTCCAAAGATAATTCAATCTTTTCTGGAGCTTTGTCTTCTGGTTTGCTTTTTCGTAAAGCATCTACAAATTTCTTAACAGTTGATCTTGAATCTATATTTGATTCTTTCTTAGTCATAATGCTTCTCACCTGCTATCATATGTCTCCGAAATGAAGAGTAAGAAAGATTATATATTTCATTTCCAGTTTCCTTATACTTTTGTCTAGTCATTCTCTGCAATTGTCTCAAAGATTTCTTTTCCTTGAAAAGTTCATCGTGGAATGCTGGATCAATTTCTTTCAATTGACAAACTTTACATCTAGGTTCCATATTAGTTATCCTCCTTCGGAATCTTGTCATCTAGATCCATCTTAATTAATTCCCTAAGTCTAGCAGAAGCAGATTTATGTTTCTTCAAGAATTCTTCCCATAATTTCTCTTCCACTACAAAGGATCTAGTTTCCATTTAACTTTCCTCATTAAAGTTATTTATCTTATACAACTTAAATAGGGTAAATAACATATATAAGCTTTTCTGTTCCGAGAAGGAAAATATCTAAATAAATACTGTTTCACTGTTTCAGACTCGCCTTTCCCATCTTAGGGATGTTATGTTTCAGTTCCCTCTATCCTACCTACTGGCTCAAGATACAAACTCTACCTTGTCTATAGGAAGATTAAAGAAAGAGGAGAGATCATTAATAATAGAGGATGAATATGCCAAAAACAATCCCAATAGAGATAAAAGATGAACAATGGCAGAGATGGTGTCATCTGGATAGATTCTTTGAAGATCTTACTCGAACTAAGGTATTTTCAAAGCAGAAGGATCTTTTTGTTTATGTAGAAGATATAGAATGTGAAGATCATATTTGTCTATGTGCTGGAAGAGGTTGTGGAAAAACGTGGTCTCTTGCAGTTGTAGCTTTATGGTATGCTTTTGTTCTAGCTCATACATTGAATGAACCAATGGCAGTAGCAGTATTAGCAGGTTCGAAAGATGAATCACAAAGACTATTTACTTATATGAGGAGGATCTTAAAAGGTCATAAAGAACTTGATCAATACATAGCTGAGAATCTCAAAGGAGGTCTGAGATTTACACGAGACTACATTGAATTCAAAGATGGATCTACGATTGAAGCTTTGCCTTGTTCAATGACAGGAGTTTGTGGACCTCGTGCTAATCTTCTAATTATAGATGAAGCTGGTCTGGAAGAATTCAAGGAAGATGTTAAGAATGAATCTTTTGAAATAATTACTGGTCAAAATAAAGGAAGAATTATAATGGCTTCCACGCCTTATTATTATAGATCTCCATTTGTTAATGTCTATCTAACCAAACAAGGTTGGAGAAAAGTTAATTGGTCTCAAGAAGATTGTCCTTGGATCAAGAAGACTGAAATCGAAAGAAAGCGAAAAGATTATACAGAAGTGGAATTTAAAATTAGAATTCAAGGTATTCCAACACCACAGGAAGGCAAAATGTTTGAACCAACAAAATTGAGGTTGGTTCTTAAAGATCCTACAGAGATTCATTATTCAGATTATTCAAGAATTGTTGCTGGACTGGACTGGGGTCAGAATATCTCTGAGACAGCATTATCAATCATAGATATTAATCCTGTTGACAAGAAAGTGAGAGTTGTAACAACATGGGTTTCTACAAATCCTGATCATTCTGAGATTATTCCATCTATTGTTCAACTTCTAACTCAAAATCAAGTTACAAGTCTAGTTATGGATGCTCAACCTCCTAATGCATGTGCTATGATGAGGAAAGCTTTAAAGTTTATAAACATTCAGGTAAGAGATCAAGCTTTCACTCATGGTAGAGGAGATGCAATGTATCATAACTTGAAAAGATTAATAGAGAAAGAGTTGATTGAGATTCCTCATGTTTACACTGGACAAATGAATACTCTAGCAGAACAACTTAGAGAAATGCAATGGGAGAAAAATGTCAAGGTTAGAACTGATCTTGTAGATGCACTAGCTTTAGCTTGTTCCGAAGAAGGAGGATATGAAGTCTTCAGGACAGAAGAAACAAAGAATAATATGAAAGATCAAATGGAAGCCTGGAAGAAAGCAATGGCATCTTCTAAGGACATAAATATAGTTCCAGAAAATAAACCAGTTGAGGAAGAGGAAGAATTTGAGTATCCAAAAGAATTACAGGGAGATCTAGATGAAAAGATTTGGTGGATGGATCCAACATTTGATGAACTAAGAATCATGACTAGAAGAGAAGCAAGAGGAATCTTCAAAAATCAAAGTGGAAAGAAAAGACAATTTGTTAGAGGTCCTAGAGGTGAAAAAGTATGAGAGCTCCATGTAAACTTTGTTATCTAAAGAAAGGAAATATGAGACCTCAAGTAGAACTTATTGAAAAGATTCTATTGAACCAAGGATATAAAGGAAAACCAACTAAGCCTCTAAGTTATACTCAAATATGTTATATATGTTATATAATATTTGGAATCTCAATTGAAAGACATACTTTACAGAAACATTATATTAATTGTATGGGAAATAAGGATAAGAAATGTCCAGTTTATTATGATCCTCGCCAGAGAGTATTCATTGATCAATCTGGAAAGATAGTATCGAAGGAAGAGTTCATTAAGTATCGAAGAAGTAGATTCCATGATTATAGTCAGTAGTGAAACAAAGCATATAATAGGTAGAGAACCAAGAATCATAATGTCTCCTTTTCTTTAGAATATTTTGGAATCCCTCCACTTGTTTATGTGTTGAACTTATACACAGTTTTCGATAGTGAACAGGACTAGAACTTAGTTCTTTTCTTCTACAGTCTTCGAAATAGTCTTCTCTTGTCTTTTAAAGCTTAAACAAGAGCTATCTTTAAAAGTATCATGGTCAATACTTATTCTTTTCTTATTCTAACTCCAAATCTGGCTTCTTTTGACAAAACAGTCTTCCTCATGTTCTAGAATATAGAATAGAGTGATTAAATATACTATATTCTTTTACCTATTGAAAGGGGAATTATACACTAGAATCTTTTTAGTCTTATGGAGATTTACCAATATCTTAAGCTTATATAATCATAGTTTGAAAAAGAAAAAATTGCTTAAGTTTTCTCTTGTAAGAGAAAAATCGTTTTATCGAAACAGAGGATAATACAGAGTTACATAGACATTTAAGCGAAACCTTATAAGTCTATGAACTCAAGAGTTGAACTGTAGTTTTGTTAAACACTTATGCTACAAAACTTTTAAGTCGTGTATTAATGTTGAACTGTTGTTTTGTTCAACACAACTACAAAATGATGGAACATTAAAGTGTAGTTACGTTGAACACATATTTTCTATCTACAGATAAACTGTATTTTTGTTGAACAATAGAGATTTAAGAGGTATGGCATTTAGTGTTTTTGAGTATATAAGCAGTTAGGTTAAAAGTAATCTCTGCAATTCGAGGAGCTTTTTCAAATCTAAACCTTTAGCTTGATGCTTTTGGATTCTATGAACTTCTTTATGACAATAAGAGCAAAGCGGGACAAAATCTTGGTAATTTTCAATGTAGAACCTCAAATTGGAGACATAACCTTTATTTCTAATGTAATGATTTTTACCATTCTTTTCATGAAAGCAAACTTTTTTAAGGGTATTACAAAGAATGCACCTATTTCCAATAAGATTTTCTGCAATGAGTCTTAATTCACGGTATTTAGTTTTATAACTCAACTTCATGAATTCGCCATGTTTTTGATAATAAAGTTTAAAATAGTCTTCTTTAGGCAATCCAGCTATAATTTTCTGTTCTTTCTTCTTTTCTGTCATTTTATCATCATTAACTTATTTAAATAACTCATTTAAAAGGTTTTCTATTTAAAGCAAACTTAAAGAAAAATTGAAATATGGAGTTTGGCACACTAGATAGTATTTAAAACCATAACATGAATGTGTATTTGAGTGGATATATAAATAGGTATATAAATACATTCAATGTGTATTGTTGTAATAACACATAGACATTTTTAATTCTTGTGTTTTAAGGCTTTTTTAGATAAGTGAGTTTTTTTATAGATTTTCGACCTTATAGAAAATAGTATTTTAGAGTTCAATTTAAAGCCTATTCTCTGCACAGGTCATTTTAAAAGCATCATTTTATCGAATAAGCTCAATTTGGAATTATAGGTTATTGTAGATATGACTATACAAGTATGCAGTTTTTCAGTCTTCTAGAAGGCAAAAGGACAGAGATTTGAACTCCTTTAGGCAGGTTGTCATAAGATTTGAATAGTAATAGGCATAAAGGAACTCAAATCTTTGTCTATTTTCTTAAATTTCTCTTTTTCATGGAGTGTTCATTAAAGTGTATTTGGCATCTAAACTTTACGTTTGTAAACCCTCCAGATTCAATCTCCTAGATTTAGGGTTCTTTTGGCAAGTTGATGTTAAGAACTTAGAGCTTTTATCTGAATAGTCATAAGGATTATGGCATACACATTAAAAGGAATCCAAATCAGGTCTCTTTTTGAAAATAAAGCTCAATCACAGACTTTGATGGGAAGTCCATGAAAGTTTAATTATTTCCTTATATCTCAAAGTTTAACTTTTAGTTGCTAGAAGCTCAAATTGGGTTTCTTTTGTCAATCAGGGTTCGAACTGATTCACGTTTTTCTGATTTCCCATCAACTTAATACATAATTCAACTTTTGGTTTAAAAGGCAAATAAAGTGTATATTTCAATAGGTGTCTTGTTTTGTCAAATAAGGCATAATTTAAGGTCGAAATATATTCGAAATTTGGCTATTTACCATAAAACAATTTTAAGCTAAATCAATAATCTATGTAATACAATTAACAACAAACTTTTAATTTCATGGTATTTTTACTAAAACAACATAGCGTTTATTATCAGATTTTCGGATGCTTCATGTAATTTTTTTAAGGTTTTAATGGAGTTAAAGTTATATAGTTAAAGAACCTTATGTATTTTCAAATAAAAATGAAGTGTTGAAATATGCAAAACAAAAATAGACAAATCAAAAAGGGATATGTTAGAATGTCTTCAGAGGATTTTAAATCTATATGTGATGTCTTGTTCAATGATGATAAGAATAAACCCCTTGTAAGCTTTAAACAGCAAACACGAAAAGAGACATTAAGAATCTATTAGGGTTTAAAATCCCTTTTCTTAAAATTTGTTAAAGTTTTCCCATGTTTTCCCATAAGGTTAAAAGGTGTTTGAAATATGAAACAAAAAACCGTTAAGTTTTCTGATATGGTAAACACCACATCACAGCGAAAAGCCTTAACCTTAAAGGTTAAAGCCTTAGAACACCTATAGTATAAAAATAACATATCCATTAAATTCTAGAGAACTTATTTTAAGAACTAAAACGACAAAAAGAGCTATAACTGAAGCCACAATTAAGTTTGATAAATTAAATGGAACTCTTACGTTAAATAACGTAGAGAATGAAGAGATAGCGGAGTTTTGCCTTCACGAATTTGTTGAAATGGAAATTACTGACATTATTGACAAGCTTTTTGAGAATGTGTCAAATATAAAGACAGAAATGAATGTAGCTCACTTTCTAACAGCTTTTAGCCTAAATGAGTATTACTTTATAGTCAAATTATGGAATCCGTTCCAGAATTATATTGAATGTGATAGAGAAGCAGATTTTGAGACAGAAACCTCTTTTCCAGCAAGGAAGGAGTCCCTTTTCGGGAAAGGACAAAAATCTGGGGAGAAATTGGGGATAAGAAAACTTAGAGAAAAATCTCTTAAGTTTTCCGAATCCTCTTTAATGGAAAACATGAATAACCATGTTAAGAATGTTGAAAACCTTAAAATGAACTCTATTCCTAGTAATAGGCTAGAAATAGCCTCTTACGGTTTATCCGTTCCTAAAACGGAAAGTAAACGACAAACGAAGGTAAAAGAAATGGTAGATAAGAAATCTAAGTCGAAAGCTCAGGATGATGAGCAAAGCAAGAACGTAAAAGCTCAGGAACTTGTTATTAGTTCCAAAGTAAACGTAAAAAGTAAAAAGGAGGCAAAAAGTATGAAGACTGAGACAAAAGCGGTTAAGGTTAAAGTTCGTTCCAAGAAAGCAGTTCATAAGAAGCAGAGAAAAGGAAAATCTCTTCTAACTGCCTTCCGAATCAATAGAATGGAACGAAGATTAACCCTAAACCTTGCTAGATGTGAAATTAAGCACGGAAAGTATATTTAAACTCTTTCCGTTCTTTATTTCAGAAATAGAACGTAAAAACAGGAGTAAAAGAAAAAGGGAGTGAGAAAATATGCGAATGAGTAAAAAGGAACTAGAAAAATTCCTCTCAAGACCTATGGGTCTCATTGCGGAGTATAAGAATGAAATAGACTTCGCAAAAGAGGGATTACGAGAAATAGACGTAGAAAAGGAAGCCTTTTCGAGAAAGAACCGTCATGTAATCTTCATTAACGGAAAGGCTTTCATAAAAGAAACCCTTTAAGAAAAGAGATGAGCAAATGAGGTTAAGAACAGGAATATGTGCAATTCTAGTTTGTTTAACCGTTTTAGCTTGGCTTATCTATTGGTTTAAGCTATTGGGTTATTAAACTAGATATAAACCAATAAGAGGTGAGAAAAATGAATGAATCAGGAAATAAGAACATGAAAGATGTGCAAATTGGAAACGACCCAGAAAACTTAGCGATTTTCGATAAATGCACATTAGAAATTGGTAAATGTGGATTCTGCACTCAAGATGGCTTTTGTTTGTCAAAAGACCGTTGTGGATATAGTCTATTTGAGAAATACGTTTCAAAGCTTAAGCCAAATGAGAAATCAACCATAGAAATAATCTTAGAAACGATAAGGAAGCGTGGAAAAGGCTTAACTATGGAAGAACTCTTCGCTATAATCCCAGAAGAGGAATTAGAGGAATATATATGCACAAACAAAGAAAACAAACGATTCCGAAGCTTCTTTGTAGTAGATGCCAAAGGAAACATCCTTAATCTAAAGAATGGCAATGAAATAAGACGTAATTTCCGAAAGTAAAGTAAATAGAGGTGATTTAGATGAATGATACCGAAATAATCCTTAAAGCCTTTGATGAACGCAAAACTACAGAGCTTTGTCAAGTTAAAGGTTCTAAATGTGTTAATATGACTAAAGATGGCAAATGCTTGGCTCTTTTGAATAGTGGACACCGATGTACGGGTCTTATTGGAATCGTAATTGATAATGTAGCTGGAACGATAAAAGACACATGGACTAAGGCTGAAATACCATTAGAAGTCTGGCAAATGCTTGCTTGCGAAAAAGAACAAAGACCTATGAAGGAATTAGCAAATAAACCAAGAAAAAAGAAGTAAACGTTAATAGAGGTGATATGAATGTCAGGAAATGAAAATAAACGGCAAATGGCTAAGTTTCTGTCAATGCAAATGATAAATGAATCTATTCAACGATATGAAGCTAAAATACCGAATCTAGATGATAAAGAGATGAGAAAACTTTACGATTCTTTGAAACTAAGCTTAATCGAAGTCGCTTATTACCAACGAGTTAAGAATGTAGCTCTATTGAACAAAAAGATTGATTTAAACCTAGCAAACTTCATTTACCATGAGCTAAACCATTGGATGCTGGAAACAGAATATAATCACAGAGCTTTAGCCATAAGAACCGTTCTAACACAAGTTTTCATGTGGATGAAGCTAAATAAGTGTTAGAATCTTAAAAGGAATCCATAGTTTCTTTGGATTCACAAATAAAGAATAAAAACAGGAGATGATAAAGAATGAGAACCAAAAAGAACGTAGAATGTAAAATAGGCATTCGCCATAATGTCTATGGCGGAAATTGGGTTGAAATAGAAGTCTCCGAAGATATAAAGACCGAAGTAGCTTGCTTTAGGCTAACAGGTGAAGCTCAAGTCTCCGAATCTATAAAGGGCTTCGTTGAGGTCTCATCTGGTAAAATAGAAGGGTATATCGAAGTATTCAGAGGAGAACCCTTCAATTTCGACCCAAGATATGAAAAGAAACCATAAACAAAGGTGAATCGAATGAATAGAGCAGAAATAGACATCGTTAGAGAAATAACCAAAGAAATAGAAACCTTTAGGGATTTCGATTGGTGGATGCACTCTCCAGAGGAAAATCTCCGAGCTTTAGCTATGAAAACGAAATCTAAGATAGATATTAAAGATGAAATCTTAAACGTAATCTTAAATGAAGACAAATCAGAGATTGAATCGTGGAAAGACGTTCAAAGATTAATTAAACGATTAGAAATCCTTAAAGACGAAAAAGAAAACAAATAAGAGGTGATAAACGTATGAGAATCGAAATATTCGTAGTATTAGCATCTAGAGATAAGAAAACCGAAGTAAATTTCAAATGTGTCTCAAAAGGCTACTATAATTGTCCAAACGCCAAATTCTGTTCAGATTTTGGTTGCAGACATCCATTAGAGATTTTAAAACGAGAAATGACCTACGAATTCGGTGGATTAACTGAAAGCTCTGAGGAAATTGGCTATTGGAATGATAAAGATAAAATCTATGAAGATATAGTGAAAAGATGGATAATCTATACCGATTCTAAAGATTGCTTTGAAATTATCGAAGCATTCGCAAAAAGAATCAAAACTATAACCTCGCAGAAGATTCAAGCCTTTGCAATAGATGGAAAACTCTATCTAGTCTAAAAGAAGGGTTTAAAACATAATCGAAGGAAATATTATGACCAAAACCGTATTTGAGGTAAATGTCTTTAGAATAGCAAAGAATGGAATCGAATTCGAGCTTGTAGCTAAAAATGTGCCTTTGAAAGAACCCGTAATCTATAAAGAATCGAGTATTAAAGAGGAACTCCTAAAGCAACATCCAGAATTGACTAAAAAGCTCAAAAATCATGGATGGTGTCAAGACATCGTTAAATGGTTCTAAAGAAGGGTCTAAATGATAAAAGAGGAATGAATATGATACAGTTTGATGAATTGACCATAGACTATGTGGATAATATGACGTTATTGGCTAAAGCTGAAGCAGAAAGAACAATAAACAACTTTATTGAACGCTTTTCCTATACTTGTTGGAATAAAACGCTTAATATTCCAAAGAAACCAAAAGCCAAATACTTTAGATGGATTGTGCAAAGCATTAACCATGAATTCCTTCACCATATCTTAAATGAGCTAGAAAACTCTGAAGCATCCAAATCCTTAGATGCTTTTGCCTATGAAGACATAGTTTGTGGTGGAATTGAAAAAGAACATTCAGAAACTCTTTAAAAGAGAAAAGAAGGTGAGATATTGGATAAAATAGAAAACCGAGCAGGAATCATTCTTAGCTTGGTAAAGAATGGCTTTTCTAGGTCTGAAGCATCAGATTATGCTAAAAGCTTAAGACTAGAAAAGAAAGAACGTAGAATTACCAAGCTAGTGAGGAATGCTGGAATAAAACGAGTCTATATCTAAATAGAGGTGATTAGCATGGGTAAAATGAAGAACGGACACGTTAGATGTGAGGAATGTGGAAAAGAATGCCTTACTTCACCGTGTTTAGAATGTGGATATAAAAAAGGAATCTATTCCTAAAAAGAGATGAGAAACCGAATGAAATATCAAAAAGGACAGCATAAAGAACCCAAATCCGAAAAAGCTTGGAGAAAATATCTGGATTATATCAATTGGGTTGAAGGCTGGTCTTAAAACCGAAAAGAGGTGAAAGAATGATATATTATTGTTTGAATTGTAAGAAGATAGCTGATAAAACGTGTATGAAAAACCATGCAGTAATACCAAATTTCATAAGTAAATAGAAGTGAAAACCCTTTGAAAATTCCTAAATGGATATTGGAAAACTTAGACAATTCTTTAAAGATTCTAGTTAAGACAAAAATAGGCTTGGGTTTGAATGATGTAGAATGTAGAGAACTTAAGCTTACATCATTATTCAGTAAACTACATAAACATGGATATATCGAAGGAACATTCTTTATTGGATTCAAATACCATAACGAAGGTTCTAAATTGACTGAAAGAGGAAAAGAACTCTTAATCGAGCTTGAAAAGAAAATCGAGAATGAAATCATAACGCAAATAGAAAAGAGGAATGAATATGAACTTTAAAAGAAAGAAACTCCACAATATGTTTGACATTGCTGAAAAGGAAGGCTGTAGAGTTATCTTTATTGGAAACAAGAGAAGAACGAGTGCAATTTATCGAGATACGAATGAAATAGTCATAGGACTCAATGAAGACTTTGGAAAAGTCTTAGATTATGAATTCTTGGCATTAGCTCACGAAATAGGACATTTACTTTCCAAAGAGAATCGCTATTCAATAGAAGACGAGATTCGTGCATGGAAAGTAGCTTTTGAGCAATTCTTGACCGTTAATCCAGAAATTAGGCTGTCTGCTTACCGCTTTATTCAAAGATGCCTTAACAACTACGTTGGACACTACATCTATGGCAAAAGAATACCCCTTTCAGAAAAAGAGGAATGGTAGAGGGATTAAAATGCAAACAGGACAAAGACCTATCTATATTTGTCAAAAAGACCCTTCAATATACTCTCCTTTGGAAAAGGACTTCATGAATATTATAGAATCTGATACCGAGCTTAAAGCATTGGCTAAAGAACTAAATCTTCTTCATGAGTGGCACATTTCTGGAAAGACCGCTATAAAGAACGAGACTAAGCAATTCCACTATTGGATGGACTTCTTTGTTCAAACGAAGGCAGTAGATATTGAGATTAACCATGACGGACATAGAAAAGGGAGATGGTATATGCCAAAGGAACATAAAGACGTATTTAGCAAAGATAAAGACAGAAAGCGAAGATTAGAACGATTAGGAATCAAAACTTATCCTATCTTCCAAGAGAGACTTACTAAAGGCTGGATTAAACGAATGCTACTCAAAATAAGCCAATTGCCAAATACCATGACCTTAGATTATTACCTTAAGGACATTTAGAGCTAAAACCTTATCTGGAAAACTTAGAGAAAATTTAAGAGGTTTGAAACATGGAAACATTAGATAAATTCTTAACTCCTAGAAATAAGGCTAAACAGTCAAAAAGAGACAGAATCTTGGCTCTTTACTCTGTAACCTTCGAAAACATAAAGGAAAGCATGAAAGCTTACTTTAGAAAGACTCATGGCTTCTATCCGTTCCAATCTGAAGGAACTTGCAAAGTTTGTTCGGAGAAATTGGTTAAAGAGGTAAATGGAGACTTAATCTTTGGCTATTTCAAAACAGATACCAAATTTAAGAGAGGTTTGCTGATTAAACGAACAGAAGACGGTCTTCACACAATTGCGGAGATAAAAGATGGAGAACCTACAAAAGTAACTCATTGGTGGGTTGAAATAGGAAATCTGATTATAGATTTAACTGCTGAACAATTCAATGACTATCTTAAGCCTAGCTCACAGAAATATGACAGAATCGAATTGATTTTCAAGAATGAACCTAAAGCTAAACGTTATTTCGGAGAAGAACGATATAAGCATGGTAGATTTATGGAAGACCCCTATGAAGAGTCAGAAAACATAGATTGGGAGACTGATGAAGGTGAAGGTGAATGGCAGAAAAGAGATGAGGAAGAACGTGAAAACAACTCTATCAGCTATTAAGGAGTTCCTTTTCAGAAAGAGGTAAAAATCTGGGGTGAAATCTGGAATGAATAAAGAAATGAAAGCTGACCATGAAATCAGTCTCAAATATGCCAAATTCCTCTATCATGGAACAATAAAAACCTTAGTAAACCGAATAAGCTTTGCTAAAGGTTTAATTCCATCAGAGAACCACAGATTCGACAAGAATTTCATAATGAGCAAAGAAAATTGCCTTTATCTAACAACTTCATTAGCAAGAGCTATTTATTGGGCAAGATTAATCTCCGATAGACAAAATGATGAACCAATTCTCCTTAGAATCGCAAAAGAAGACATAATTGGAATGCTTTCACCAGATGAGAACTTAGAATGGGATGAAACCTCATTTCAAATTCAAAATGGACAAATCAAAACCTTTAAGGTCATAGAATCAAAGGATTTCTTGAAAGAAATGGATATTGCCTATGGAAATGGCAAAGAACTGTTAATGTCTGAGAAAATGAAAATCTGGGATTGTATTGAACACAATAGAGGATTCCGAGAACCAAGATTCATATAGTCTTTCCAGAGACAGGTTTTTTAAGTCTCAAATCATAAAAGGAAATAAAATATAGGAGATGAGAAAGAATGGACAACATATCAGAACGTAAAAACAGATATGAAGCAATAGAAAGCTTCTATCAAGAAATAGAGAGATTAAAGAATCGCCTAGTAGCAAACAGGAAATATCTGAACGATTCCTCTCCAAAAGACGTTTTAATAGTCTGGGAAAGTTCAGAAAGGCTCATATTGGAAAGCTATCATAAAACGATAACAGCAGATGGTAGCTTTGATAAAACGTACACATATAGAGCCTTACTGAATGAAATGAGAGGACAAATAAGCCTAATACTTGGAAATGGCGATGCTTTATTCTCTAAACCGACAGAGGTAGCAGTAAACCTCTGGATTGAGCATTTAGAAGGACTTCTATTGAACATTCCTAAAATGCTCAAAGAAAAGGAAGAGATGAATGAAATAAATCAATAAAAAGAGGTGAAAAGAATGAACAAAGATGTAAAACGATTGTTCAGAAATCTGGGTTATATTCTGAGACTCTTTGCCTTTTCAAAGATTAGAATTGGCTATCTTAGAGTAACCATTCAGTTTATAGCCTCAGAATTGAAAAGAAAACTGTAAATGGGATGAAAAGAATGAATAAAGAAAAGAAATCGAAGGAATGTCCAATCCCATGCAGAATTGCTTGGGAAACAAAGGGAGAAGCCTGTTTTGATAACAGGTGTCCGAATAAGAACTAAAATGGGGTGATATGGTATGGAGAATGAAGATATAGGCAGGAAATCAGAAATGAACGAGAAGAAAGAGAATGTTAAGCTAGAATTCGATGAAAGAATGTTCGAATTGTTAGCAAAGGATTTATACAAAGATTCTTTGAGTTTCCTACGAGAATTAACCCAGAATTCAGCAGACGCACACGCTAGGAACATATCTTGGGATTTCGACTATGATAAGAGAACGATAATAGAAACAGACGATGGAGATGGCATGGATTTCGAATTCGTTAAGAATGATTGGAAGAAAGTGGGTAAAGCTTTCAAAATAGGCAACAATATCGGAATGTATGGCATTGGAAGGTTATCTCTTTGGCAAATAGCTGAATCTATCTGGATTCGAACAAAGAACGTAGAGATACAATGGAATTCAATATCTAACTATGATATAATCGAGAAAGAGACAATACAAGATGGATTTATCTGCAAAATCAAAATAAGGGAAGATAAACGCTATTCTGTTGATGAATCATCTATTCGCCAATATCTAGAACAGAACACGAACTTAGGTATGTGCATTAAAGTAAATGGTGAAAAGATAGAGAAAGCAAGTTCAGAATATTTCCTTAAACAGAAATTAGACAAAGAATTAGCCACAGTTTACTTTAAAGAAGCCTCTGGAGAAAGCGATTCAATACAAATCTTTGAAAAAGGCTTACTTGTCAAATCTGAATATAATTCTAAGATTGCTTGTCTAATAGACTTTAGAAAGCAGATTAAAACACTTTCTAGGGAATCAATAACGATAGAAAGCAAAGAAGTCTATAAAGCTATGGGTAATGCCTTAAAGCAACTCTGTAAGGATAACTTAGACAAATTAGAGAACAGAACTATCCACTATAAGGAATTCGAGAAGCTAGGAAACACCATTGGCTATTTAGCCTACTATTTCAGCGATAAAGAACTAGCTGAGTTTGTTCCAATCGCTGATAAGCTATTGAGAGACTTTAAACGCTACTATTACTCAAAGGAATCCATTCTAGTTGAAAGAGCTAAAGAGAAGGGCATAAATGTCTTAGTTATTGAAACGGAATACGAAGATAGATGCTGTGAACTATTAGGGCTTAAACCTCTGTCCTCTATCAAAGATAAGCTTTCTAGACATTACTTTGTGAAGAGAACAGACAACGAAAAGGGTAAAAGAATACTACAGAATTGTGCATCATACATGGAATATTTGACTAAATTGACAAATGACCTCAGTAATCGTTTAGATTTGAAAAAGAAACACATTGGCAGAATCATTAAGACAGCAAACCTTACAGCATTGGAAGATAGATATAAGAGGGATAATGCAGACTTAGATTCAGAAATAATGGACAAAGGAAGTGGAGATATCAAATATACTTGTGGTTCTCTTGCCTTTGGTGAAAACATTGATGCAGATATCACAGCTTGGCAAAGCGGTCATTATACTGTCTTGAATCTCAATAACGAACTCGTTCAGACCTTAATAGAGACAGAGAGACTCGATTTGATTGAGGAAATCTTAATACATGAGTTTACACACTTGCTAGGCTATTATTGGCATGATGAATCCTTTGTTAGTGCATATAACTTTATATTCCAAGAGACTTTGAAATGGAAGGCTAGAAACTCAGTTAAATTCGAAACTAATGCTCAAATCAATGCTATTGGAGATAAATATCAACAAGCGTCAATCAAAATGCCAAAAGAAGCAATAACTAAGCTGGAAATCAAGAAAGGACAGAAAATAACTGTCATAGTTGAGAAAGCAGAAGATTCTGAAGAGAATAAAGATAAAGAACCTACTAAAGAGGAAGTGATGTAAAATGCGACAAGCAATATTGATAGATTGGGGATATGATAGAGGATTACTCTTCTGTGAGAATTGTAACCATCTAAGAATGCATGATTTGGATAAAGCAGTAAATCCTAAGAAGATTCCAATGAATGTGCCAATTTGGTGTAGAGAATGCTTAAAGCCAAAGGTAATCAGAAAGAAAGCGTGGATTAGAGCTTGTAAATTGTCAGACC